CAGAAAATAGCATTTTGTAGAATTATACGATGCCGGGGAATAACTTCCTGTTACACCAGCACCTAATGCTGCCTGGGCTACTGATCCAGGACTAGGATATACTGTAGGCCCGGTCGAATACTTAAATGTATTAGCCAAACTTCCTGTAACCGATTTAACTGTTCTTTGTGTTCCCAAATACGTAAGCATCTGAGAACTAAATCTTCCTAACGATGGTAAATTTGACGTAGCCATTATATCGTTGTACCTCCTTCTCTAAACATATCGGGGTACATTGTCGTATCAGGCTGTGCATCAGACGCAAATGGTCTTGTTGCTATAATCGGAGAAGATGCTGTATTAACTCGTTGTGGAGACATATCTATTAACCCGTCTAATGAACTGGAGCTAGTTCTAACAGAACTATAGTCCGAAGTATACTGAGTTGTTACTGAATCTAATCCGCTCTGAACATTATTGCTCGGTGTTACGAATGCAGGGTTGTCACTTGTTAATATAGGATTATTAGATTCAATAAGAGCTGGATCCCATTGAGTAAATGAAAGATTAGATAATTCTAAGAATTCGCCGTGTATAAATGGTTCTATGGAGGAAGAATTATTTGTCTGTCCTCCTGTATTTTTATCCGGGTCTGTCAATTGCATATTCTGTATTGTATAATATGCGTATTCATACTCCCACATGAGTGTTATTTCGAGAGTCTTATCTCCCGTAGAATAATTCAACATATCGTGAGTAAATGCAGAAATTCTAGGATTTACTAATGTTACTTGATTAAATCTGCCACCGTGAACTTGATAGATCTCTATAGTTTGTATTAAATTTCTTATATTCTGAACAGTTGGCAAATTAAAACCGAAATTATGATTATCCAATGCATCTGCAACAATATTCTGTATGGAGCTCTTATCACCGTTTGTATTGGTAGAAAGATCTGATTGAGCACCTAAATCTTCGCGATTGGGATTCGGAAAAGATTTTGCTACATTCTTCCCTGGCTCATTGCCGTCAGAGAAGTAGTAACGATAATACATGTCCCAGAACTTTAAAGTCTTTCCATCTGCTACATCATGAAAAACCATCTTAATAGGCTCGTATGCTATTTTTGTCTGACTTAGTCTTTTTCTGTTGTATTGATTGAGTGGTGTCGTGTCAATTTTCATCGAAGGCATGTCTACTGTCTTCACTAGCGGCATGATCTGTGCTAGGTCTGCTGTATTAAAAAAATCAGAAATAAAAGTTTTTGCTGTATCTATATTATTTAGATTTATATTAATATAATATTCGAAAGGAAATCTTGGCTGATTCCTAAATAACGACAGTGCTTTCTGGCCGAAATTATAAGAGGCATGTTGCGAACTCTTTTCATAATAGAGTTTGCTGCCAATTAATGATGATTGTAAGGGTCTTGTAGCCATATGTATTATTTACCTTCTTAATATCATTAAATTTGGGTTAATCATGACAACACCTTACTATTAAATAAGGTGTTGTATGAAAACTATTGCAATTTTTTTAAAAATTTTTAAGCAAAAGTGGTGCCGCCACCTGGACTTGGGGAATCAGGATATGGATCGCCTCCAATAGTTGTGCCCTGATTTGTATTCAGGCCTGAAAGATTTGTTGCATTATCAAATCGAATTGTTAACGTAACTTCTTGTGGATCGCCACTAGCATAATCGCCTTCGCCATAAGATGCTGCATTAATAAAACAACCTTCTAAAAGCCAAGACTCTAATTCCTCATTAGTAGTACCGTCTAATGAATGAATTTCCATAGTAAATTTATAATTGATACCTGCTACGGCACTTGTCTGCTCAAAGTGATTCATCTGTTTCTGGATCTGCGCGCCAACAGATGAAGCAACAGAGTTAGTAATATCGTCACGTAATTTAATTTCGATAGCATCAAAAGTATGCTTACCTTGGATCCATGCTACCGAGTTATACGAATCGAGCTTAACTTCCTCGTATGTAATTTTTGGTCGTGTACATGTCATGACGTTAGCAGTCATTTCATTTAGGCCGCGGTTATTGCCAAAGCCAAACCACATAACTCTAAAGCGATATTTTTGTTTAGGGTGTAGGATACCCTGATTGATTCCGCCAATCGGGACGCCAAATTTTGATAGTGTTGGAACATGTGCCATTTTTTTCTCCTGCTATAAAAGCTAATACTATTTATCAATTCTAGGAATTTTTTTACCAGCGGTTATTCCTGCAAAATTAGTAATAACATAAGCCTCTCCTATATCTACATTACACGAATACGGTATTGCTGCATAGCCCTTGTGGCCCCATTTAGGGCCTACAGAATTAGCTATTATCCATGATCCACTATTTAATTCGTCGTCGTATCCTATTATAGATACCGCATGACCCTTTGATGCAAGGTTATCGCTATTGTTAATTGGCTCGTACATTTGATCGTGCAGTTCGCCCTTTAATTTCCAGAATTTTCTGCCAGTTCTTATTCCGATTATTATAGGAATGTCTTTGCTCAGATAATACTTATATTCATCCGGGGTTATCGAGCTATATGAGAGCAATTTATACTGTGCGGCCGACTCCATTGCGTGAGGCAGGGGTTCTCTGTCTACTTGCGCAAAAATAAAAGGCCAATATCTTTCCAATGGTACACCATAAAGTGATAATGCTTCCATTGTTGCCTTTAATTCTGCACCCCTTTGTCCTAATCTGCCCTGTATCTTTCTAGTCATATAGTATAAGAAGAGTCTGGAAAAATTTGTTCTGTTATCGGAACTTGCCATAATCATTTCTGCCACTAATAATGTCGAAGAAGCTGTGCAGCACGGCACATTTTCTTGTGGCTGAATGTAATTGATATATTTTTGTAAATTAACAGATGATGGCAATGAATCCATATAGGATATTTATCAGTTATTATCGGATTTCCATCTCCATTTAAATGTTTCCGTTGGAATTTCATCTATAATATTACATGCATTGCATTTAAATTTTATTAATTTATTAGGATTTTCAAATATTTTAATTTTTTCGTGATCCTTTATAATACCTAAAAATGTAATCGTGTTCGGTGTAAATCTCTCCCATTTATCAAATAATAGTTGCTGTTTTTTTGTCTTATACTCCGGAATTAACGAATAATGAGCTACTCCGAAATTTTCAAGCATTGTTGTTTTACACTTATTGCCGTGCCCGGGGATCTGAGATGAATTACTGACTCCGTATTTTTTACGCAATGTCGTTTTACCTTTTTTATTGAGTTCACTTGCACGGGAACTAGATGCGGCTCTTGCCTTTGGGGAAACGAGTGCTCCGTACTTTTCTAACATTGTAGACTTTCGTTTCTTTTGTACTTCTGGAAGATTTGCAGCATTAGACACGCCATACTTTTCTAACATTGTCGATTTTTGTTTTTCTGCCCGCAATTTGTGTTGATTGGTCTCAGTTTTTAATGTTTCTCTGCATTTAGATGAACATGTTTCTTTGCCTATCGATTTTACAGGTGCCGAACATACTTTACATAAAGCATTTCGATTATTAATTAATGACCATATTTGTAAGTTTAAAGGCACTGAAGGAAATAATAAATTTAAATATTCCAAAAACTCAGGCCGTGCAACGATCTTCCTAGTATGCCACTTGCTCGGTATTTTTTCTAAAAATAATAATATCTCATTTTTCATATAAAATTCTTCAGTTATGTACGATGTATTTATATAAATGACTAATTATAGTCAAAATAAAAGGCACTTAGTGCCTTTTATTTTGCAAAATACACTTACTAGTTCGTTAAACTTGATCCTGTATTTTTAATACGAATAGGAATATAGACGAATTCAACTGCTTTCACTGGTTGAATTGCTACATCCACCCATAGTTCATTTCTGTCAATCCGTGCAGGAGTGTTATTACTTAAATCACAAACGACTAAGAAGTCATATAGTCCGCGTAATGTAATAAGCTCTGATAAGAAACGATTGAACGACTCTAATACAGATTTACGTGTTACAATGTCATTAGGCTCAAACAAGAATGGTTGTGCAAGGTTATTAAGTTGGTAGCGCAAGTAGTTTTCTAAGCGAACTACGTTGATACGGTCTGTAGCACTTGCATATGACTGACGTGTTTTTTGGCCAAATACAACGATACCGCCTGTAGGCATTACGCGAATTGGATTGATACCGTTTTGATATAGGACATCACGTTGACCTTCGTTCAACTTAACTGTGACAAACTGTCCTGCTGAATTAACATATCCAACTGCTGTGGCATTATTAACTACACCGCGCTGTAAACCGGCTGGTGCAAACCATGGATAAGCAACCTGATCGTTATAAGCAATAGTACGAAGAGCCATATGCGACGGCGGAACAACTACGTCTGTTCCGTCGACATTTGAACTCAGTCCACTTGGATACCAAGCAGAAAAATATTTGCTTGCAGAAACAAGGCCGTCTGATCCATTACCATATGCACCGCTCTGATTTGTTGACCAATTTTGAAGCGATGTACCTGTTGCTTGTAATGTAAACGGTGTATCGCCGACAACAAATGCTGTATCCTTCCTATCATCGTTCAATACAAGCATTTCATCGATTGCTTCTACAAAACTTGGAGCAGCAATAAGATTAAAGTATAAATCTTCTGCGCGGATATCTTCGTTAGAAGTAATTTCTGACTGAATAGCTTGAACAATAACAATCCTTTGTGCCTCTGCACCCATGTATGGTACGCCACCTGGATTATTGCCCGATTTGTTAACCCAACGCCCCGTCGAACCGTTGTTTGTATTATCCGGAGATGCTGTAACGCTGCCAAACACATATGGAGACTGCCATTCCTTAACAATATTTGTCGAAGCTCGTGTATTCCACAAAATGAATCCTTTCGGATATAATGCTGGCTGCGGAGTATCAGTGTCTAGGTCAGGGTAGTTGCCGCCACCGTTATTATCGCCAGTCCCGACTA